TATTCCTGTCCGTGTTGCCAGGTATCATAATATCTTTGGCCCCGAAGGAACCTGGGAAGGTGGACGTGAAAAAGCTCCTGCAGCAATTTGTCGTAAAGTTGCATATCTTCCTAAAGAAGGTGGGACTATAGAAGTCTGGGGTGATGGTAAACAAACCAGATCATTCCTTTACATTGATGAATGTATTGAAGCAACTCGTCGTATGATGGACAGTGATTTTATGGGTCCAGTTAATATTGGATCTGAAGAAATGGTCACGATCAATCAGTTAGTAGAAACCGCTGCTAAGGTTGCAGGTAAGTTTGTTGATAAGGAACATATTGAAGGTCCTCTTGGTGTTCGTGGACGCAATTCTAACAACGATCTTATTCGTGAAAAATTGGATTGGGATTACTCAATGTCATTGGGAGAAGGGATTGCTAAAACTTATAAATGGATCAATGAACAAATTCTGAAAAAGACTTATACTATTGATTGATGAATACAAATTACGATGCAGATCACGACATTCTAAATAATCCCTTTCCTGGAAAAGAAAAAATTAAAAGAAATTTTTCTCAAGCATATCAAGACTTGTTTGTCTTGACTATGCTTGAAGGAAAACGTAGCGGAAAGTATCTTGAAGTTGGAGCAAATCATCCAGTAGAATTTAATAATACATTTCTTTTGGAGAATAAGTTTAATTGGAAAGGTATTTCTGTAGAAATTGATAAAGATATGGTCGAACTATTCAATACAGTTCGACATAACAAATGTGATTATGCGGATGGGACAGTATTTAATTTTTTAAAGAAACTAGATGGTCGCAGATGGAAAGAAAAATCCATCGATTATCTTTCTCTTGATTGCGAACCTGCAATGACAACTTATAAAATTTTAACTAGAATTCCTTTTGATGAATATAAAGTTTCTGTGATTACATACGAGACTGATGTTTATAAGGATGGACCAAAAGCAAGAGAATTATCTAGAGAATTTTTGATTAATAAAGGATTTCAATTGGTTGCATCTAACGTATGTAATGGTGGCAATCCATATGAAGATTGGTATGTAAATCCTTCAGTAATATCGGAAACTATTTGGAGTCCATTTATTTCTGAAGGTGCTGAAGCAAGAGATTTATTCGTATGTCGATAAAAATTTCTCATTGGTATGGAAGACTTGGCAATAATATTCAACAGTGTGCTGTTGGATGTATGATTGCTGAGATATTGGGATCAAATTTTGAAACGATTAATCATGAAATTATTTCTAAAATATTAATATCTTTTGGGGATAATGAGCAGGAATTGATATCGAAGTTTTTTTATTGGGAAGGTCCATATAAAGAGATTAATCTCCCAGTAGATTACATCTATCATAATATGCGTAGAATATGTAAGGAATATATTTCAAAATATCTACAAGTTCCTAAAAAGGATCCTATTGGTGACGATACTATTGTTATTCATATTAGAAGTGGGGATATTTTTGATCAGATCCATCCCAATGGGCATCAGTATACACCCAATCCCCTTGATTTTTATCTTAAATTACTTGATAGATTTGAAAGGGCAATAGTAGTTACAGAACCAGATACAAATAATCCTATCATTGAAATTCTTAAACAAAACCCCAAAGTAACTATTCAATCTTCTTCTGTTGCTGAAGATTTTGCCACACTTTTAGCAGCAAAAAATTTAGCAAATTCTGGAGTAGGAACTTTTTGTATTGCTGCTGCATTGTGTAGTGATAAAATTCAAAACTTTTATTGTACAGATTTGATGTTGACAGAACATCTAAATTATAGTATGCTTATAGGTACTGATATTGATGTTTGTCAATTGAAGTTAAATAACTACCTTCAAGTTGGCGAGTGGAAAAATACAGAAGAGCAGAGAAATTTTATTCTTGAATATGTTTTATGAAAATTTTTGATGTATTTACTTTCTATAATGAATTAGATCTACTGGAACTGAGAATGAATATTCTTGGTGATGTTGTAGATTATTTTGTTATTAATGAAGCAAGCATCACCTTTACAGGAAAAGAAAAACCATTTTATTTTTTAAAAAATAAAGAGCGATTTAAAAAATGGGAAGATAAAATCATCCATCATGTTACTATTGATAATAATGAAACTTTAGAAAAATATTGGAGTGGAGTTCAATATCATCGAAGTATGATGGAAGATAATATTTACAAACTTCCAATTCATTATCAGCGTGCATGTTTTCATAAAGATAGTGCAATCTATGCCTTACTAGATTATGCAAAAGACGATGATATTATTTTAACAAGCGATGCTGATGAGATTGCTAATCCAGAAGCAATTAAATCAATAGCAGAATGGTTCGATCCTAATGAACATTACGTTCTTATGGGTCCAGTTTATTACTATTATTTAAATTTGCTTTGTGAAAAAAATTGGATGGGTACAAGAGTATCTACTATGAAGATGCTAAAATCTATGAGTGTTGATAAACTCAGACAATCACATCAAGATGCATGGAAAGTAGAAAATGGATCTTGGCATTGGAGTTTTTTTGGTGATGCTGATACTGTTCGTGCTAAAATGGATGCGTATGAACATCAAGAAAACAATCTTCCAGAATTTAGGGAAAGTATGGAACAACGTATTGAAAATGGAGTTGATCCTTTTGGAAGAGACTATCTATACTCTCCGCAAGTTGTCCCTATTGATGATACTTTTCCAGAGTACATCATTCAAAATCAAGATAAGTTAGCAAATTTTATCAAGTGAACATTATTGAAGGCGTAGCAGTTTCTAATCACTGCGATTATTCTTTTGGAGATCAATCTGGGTGCATTGGACGTGTACCTGGATCGTTCATGAAGCAAGCAGATTCATCTAATCTAGAATTTGCTGAACTTGTGAAGGGTAAAGAGTGGATGACAATTTTCATTGACAACATTCGTCTTTATAATCGTCAGATTATATGCACAAATGATGATGATCAGAAGTGGGTCGATACTTTACTCGAAACTAACAACATGTTAGAAACATGTGCAGCGTTTCCTGAAACCAAATTTATTATCTTTACCAATCTGGAAGATACCCCGATCAATGATGACGTTCATGATCTAATTCCCGATAATGTAAAGGCAATTTATGGTGTCAATGCTGTTGGATTTGGTGGTAAGGTACATCCATTTCCATATGGCGTTCAGCGTATTATTCACCCTTCCGATAATCGCATTGCGATTCTACATGATGCAATGGAGAAGGATATAAAACCATCTAAATTGCTTTACATCAATCATGCAGAGCACACAAACATTAGTGAGCGTGGTAATATTAGGGAAAAATTTGCAAATCTAAAGTACGCTACTGTTGATAGTAGAGTATCCTATGATATCTATTGCAATCAAATTCAAAATCATAAGTTTATGATTTGCCCTCAGGGCAACGGTGTTGATTGTCATAGAAATTGGGAAGTTTTATATCTCAAAAGAGTTCCTATTATGAAGAGAACTCCATACCTGCAAGAATTATATAAAGATTATCCTGTTCTTTGGGTAGATGACTATGCTGAGATTACAAAGACTTTGCTAACAAACAATGAATATCTTTACGATCAAGCTAGAAATCTAGACAATAATCTGCTAGACTTATATTCCGTATTCAATCGAGCTGTGAAACGTGCTAAAAATTCCTGACGTAACTTTATTGATGTTGGCAGACATTGATATCCCAGATGCGGTGTATGCTGTCAATAAATCTTGTGAAGAAATTGAATGGGGTGCTGTAAAGTTTCTTGGTAGCAAGGGTAAACCAGAAGGACTATGTAATCAAGCAACTTATGAAGTGACTTATCCAATTCAAAGTATCAATGATTTTAATTTCTATTGCATTTATAATCTGGCTAATCACGTAGATACATCTCATTCATTACTCATTCACCCAGATGGATATGTCATTCGCCCTTGGTTGTGGGATAATGATTGGCTTCAATATGATTATATCGGAGCACCATGGAGAGATGATCCAAATGCATACTTAGATCCATGGGGTAAAAATCAACGTGTTGGTAATGGTGGGTTTTCCTTGAGAAGTAAGAAACTTCTAGATGTTCCAAAACATGTAGAAGTACCATGGGAAGTCAACGTAGGAGATTTTTATAAGCACATGAATGCTGGTCTATATAATGAAGACGGCAATATTTGTGTTCATAATAGACATATTTTTGAAGCACAGGGGTGTAAATTTGCACCCGTAGAAGTTGCATCTAAATTTTCCAGAGAAGAAACCTTGCCCGATAGCGAGAAAGAAACCTTTGGATTTCATTATCATTTTCAAGAGATCAGATGAAGGCAAACATATATCCACTATGGTGGAACCCTTGGGGAGAAAAGGGACTTGATTTGGGCGATCATAAAGTTAGTATTTCAATTGATAATTTATCTTTTGATCAAGATGCTGACTATAGAATTTTATTTCTTGCAGAACCTTATGCAATTGCTCCTACAGTCAATGAAGGTGCTCTAAGAAATGCTAATTCGTTTGATAAAATTTATACCTTTGGACAAGCAATTTTAGACAAATATAAAACTGCAGAATTGTTTCCTTGGGGATCCTCGTGGTTGGACTTCAAAGATCTCAAAGTCAACAAAAAACCACACATTACATTTGTAACTAGTAGCAAAAGTCAAGCACCAGGGCATGAACTAAGATTGGCAATTCATGAAGTACTTGCCAATCTTGATGAAGTCAATGGATTAGAAATCTATCAACACAAATCTCCACCATTCCATGAAAGGAGAAACGACTTTTTTGAAACTGCAATGTTTCATATTGCAGCAGAAAATTCCCAACAAAAAAATTACTTCACTGAAAAAATTATTGACTGCTTCGCCAGTAAAACTATTCCTATCTACTACGGATGTCCTAATATTGGCGACTGGTTCAATATGGATGGGATTATTACTTTCAATGATATCAAAGATTTAGAACATATCTTTGACTATATTGATGAAGACTACTATAATAGTAGACAAGAAGCAATTGAAGAAAATTATGAGATTGCTAAACAGTTTCATGGCGTCAATGATGTTGTGCCCAGACTGACAAGAAAAATTATTCAAGATGTGAAAACCAATGCCACTCAACGGATCTAATCAAACAAATTATATTCAAAAGGATTATGAATTCCTTCGTGTTAGACCACAAGCAATGAAAGATCTAAAGAAAAACTATTCACAAGTTTGGCAAGATATCTTTGCTCTTGTTGTGAACAATGCTAAGCAAGAGGGAACCTTCATTGAAGTTGGTGGAGCTCAACCTTTTGTTGGAAATAATACTTGGTTGCTTGAAGAGCAATACAACTGGCAAGGGTTTTCAATTGAATTAGACGAAGACCTTTCTTCTATGTGGGATGGTAATCGTCCACTGACACCGATGTTCAAAGCAGACGCTATTACTTTTGATTATGTCTCAAAGGTAGATGAACTTGGGTTTTCTCGCCATATGGATTATCTGTCATTTGATCTTGAACCACCAGCGATTACCCTAGAAGCATTGAAATCATTTCCTTTAGATCAATTGTCTTTCAATGCTATTACATACGAGCATGATGCTTATCGTCAATGGGGTCCAATTTATGAACATCGTGAAGTTTTTACTAAGCATGGTTATGATTTGGTTGGCGAAAATCTTCGTAATGGTGGATGTACAATGGAAGAATGGTTCATTCATGAAAGTGTAGATAAAAAAATTCGTGATGCATTGCGTCATGGAAATTGTGAAGCATATCAACTTCTGTTAGATCTATGAGAGTAAGTTTTTGTATTCCGTGCTATGAAAGTCACGGTAAAGCTAAGCAGTATTTGTTTGAAATTTTTTATGCATTAAGTCAGCAGACGTGTAAAGACTTCAACGTTTGGGTTTCTGATCAAAGTCAAACTGATGATGATGTATTAGAAGCCTGTCAAGAGTATGCAGATTTATTTGAGATCAATTATTTGAAAAATAATAATTCACTAGGAAACATATCTGCAAATACAAATTGTGCCATGGAATATGCTGATGGAGAAATCCTAAAAGTTATGTTTCAGGATGATTTTATCTTGACTAAAACTTTAGTAGAAGAGCTTGACAACGCATTCCAAAATGATGTATTATGGGCAGTAACTGGGTTTGCACATACTATTGACAATGGGCACACTCATTACAACCCAAAACTTCCAGAATATAATGATCGACTTTTAGAAGGAGTAAACACTTTGAGTTCTCCTTCTATTCTTGCTATGAGGAATGGTCTCAACGAATTTTTCGATGAGAAACTTACCATGCTTATGGATTGTGATATGTATTATCGCCTCTATAAATATCACGGTGAACCAGCAGTTCTAACTGATTATCACATTTCGAATAGAGAACATAAAAACCAAACCCAAAGATTGCACGAGCATCTTTTACCAACTGAAATTGAGTATTTGAAGGAAAAGTATAAATGATAGGTTTCAATCATCTAGGTCGTCATGGTCGCCTAGGCAATCAGATGTTCCAGTACGCTGGACTTCGTGGTATTGCTGCACATCGTGGATTTGATTTTGTTATTCCCCCTAGCGATTTCAAAGATCCATGGACAGATCATCAATTATTTGAAGCATTCAAACTAACTGGTCTTACAAACATTACTGTCGTTCCTGGTCCATATATTCAGGAAACATCATTCAAGTTCGATGAAAATTTGTTTGAAAATATGCCAGACGGGCATAATGTCTATGGATATCTTCAAACTGAAAAATATTTTTCACACATTGAAAAAGAAATTCGTGAAGATTTCCAGTTTAAAAATGATATCTATGGACCATGTAAAGAACTCATTGGTAGTGTTGATGCTCCTATTGCATTGCATGTTCGCCGTGGAGATTATCTTGTAAACTCTGATAATCATCCACCATGCCCAAAGGAATATTACGATGAAGCACTATCCAGATTTGATAACACTCGTAATGTTATTGTGTTTTCTGATGATCCTAAATGGTGTGGGACTGTATTTACTGATGATAGGTTCTTGATTTCTGAAGGCGGTGATAATTTAGCTGACTTATGCATGATGACATTATGCACAGACTTTATTATTGCTAACTCATCATTCTCTTGGTGGGGATCTTGGTTATGTGAGAATGATGATAAGCGCATTATTGCACCTAAAAGGTGGTTTGGTACGGGCTATACTGCAGCACATGATACATCTGACTTATATTGTTCAAATTGGGAGGTAATTTGATGGAACTAGAAACATTAGAACAAGAATACATTTCACTAAAAGAAGCAACATTTATTATTCCGTTGCGGATTGAGACTGAAGATAGGATGCGTAATATTATTACTACCCTAATCTATTTGCTTCGCAACTTTGATACTACTGCCATTGTAAAAGAGTATGATAGTGTATCTACGTTTGAAAGATCTGTTCTCCCTCAGATTGAACAAGCACTAACTGAGGATCAACTCAAAAATCTGATTCATGTTTTTGAGGAAACTGATCAATATGTTTTTCATAGAACAAGGTTGCTCAACGATATGATCTTGATGGCTAAAACGCCAATTGTTGTCAATTATGATAGTGATATTATTCTACCAAAACATGCTTATAAACAAGCAGTAGATTTGATCTTGAATGGATATTCAAATCCAGAATTTCCTGATGCAAAACCAGAACCCATCAAGGTAGTTTATCCTTATGGGTATGGTGATTATCAGCGTCAAGTATTTTTCAATGATGAACAAGCAACTAACTTTATCAATTCTAATTTCAATTTCTTAGCACTCACGAATACAAAAGTTTGGGATGCTAAGTATGGGTTCTGCCAGTTCTTTGATAGGGAAGAGTATATACGTTTAGGTATGGAGAATGAAAATTTTGTATCATATGGGTATGAGGATGATGAACGTTATCTTCGCTTCAATCAACTATCCCATGTGGCAAGAATTGATGATGCAGTTTATCACTTAGAGCACAAGAGAACTTCTAATTCTTGGTTTAATAATCCTCATATTGAAGAGAATAAAAAATTATTTGAATTTTTATCAAGAATGTCTCCAGATAAAATTCTAGAGTACTATACTAATCAAACGTATATGGCAAATCGAGGCGTTATTCACGGAAAGAAGATTGGTGGATAAGAATAAGTCCGTATATAAACTGAAAGAATTTCCTAAATGTTTGTGGATTAATCTTGATAGATATCCAGAACGTAGGAAATATATGGAGGATCAGTTTGAGTATTGGCAAATCGAGGACCATCATCGCATTGCTGGCATTGATGGTAAAGAAGATGATCCTACTTCATATTTGAAAGGAACAATCCCACCAAACATGAACCAAGGTGAGATTGCTTGTGTGCTTTCTCATTTGAATGCAATCAAGTATTTCTTATACGAAACAGATCTTCCTGAAATTATGATAATGGAAGATGACGTTGATCTTTCTACTGCTAAGTATTGGAACTTCACTTGGAAAGAGGTAAGGAAAAGACTTCCTATCAATTTTGATACCTGTCAGTTTACAATTATCAATCCAAATGGGATTACTCTGAAGTTACATCACAGATTTATCAATGATTTTTCTGCTGCATGTTATCTAATCACCAGACATCATGCCGAAAAAGTTTTCAAACTTCACAACAGAGGATCTTGTTGGAAGATCGATCAAAACATAAAACCAAGAGCTGTATCTGAAGATCTAATTCTTGATAGTGGAAAAGGATATTCTACCCCACTATTCAACTATAGACTTGATCTTGGATCTGCAATTCATGAAGAACACATTGACATCTTTCATAAAGACAGTAGAAATGCCCTTGCAGAATTTTGGCAACAACAAGGTCCAGATCAAAAAGTAGAGCAGATCATGGAACTTGATGAATATTGTGGTAGAATACCACCACAAGTATACTTAAATCAACAACAATGAAAATTATAGATCATATTGGCATTTTTGAAAATGCTGTTCCTAATGATATGTGTGATGCTATCATCACAATATTTGATAATTGGATGGTTAAAAAGTTTACACCTCAAGTTGAGGAATGGACTGCCTCTGGAGAAGATCAATTTCAGGATGGTGATTTGAGTAGAAAGGATGAACAATTATATCTTGAGTATGTTGATTTGAGAATGGCAATGCAACTTAATACTTTTATTGGACAATGTTTTGAGAAATATGCAAAACATTATCAAGGCATTGTCCAAGATAGTGATCCAGTTTCATCCTGGACAACTAAGGTACAAAAAACTGTTGCTGGTGGCGGATACCATAAATGGCACTGTGAAAATGGTGTCTTTATGTATAGAGATCGTGTCTTAACTTGGATGGTATATCTTAATGATGTTCCTCCAGAAAATGGAGGTGCTACTGAGTTTCTTTATCAAAGACTAGCACTCAATCCAAGAAAAGGTACAGTAGTTCTTTGGCCAGCTGCATATACTCATATGCATCGAGGTGGATTTTTGACTGGACCTATTGATAAATATATTGCAACAGGATGGTTTCTTAGAGAACCTGGAAATATTAGCAATAAGGTATTATCAGAACTGTGATTATATACACATGTATTACCGATGGATATGATAGAATTTCTGAAGAAAACTATTACGATCCTGATGTCAGGTATGTATGTTTCTATGATGGAAACCTTGAAAAAATTGGTCCTTGGGAATTCATAGAATTAGATTTAAATATATCTTGCCCAGTTAGAAGATCATATCATCCAAAACATCTACCTCATCACTATTTTAATGATGGGGATTTAACTGTATGGGTTGATGGATGTTATACTATTACAAAAGAGTTTGTAGAATTTTCTAAAAAGATATTTCTTGAGCATGATTTTACACTTCAAAAACATCCAGACAAAAGATCTTTACTTGCCGAATTTTCTAAACTTTACTTTCAAGGATTTTCTACATCAAATGAAATACTTGAAATGGCAAAATCTATTAAAGATACTGAATATACTTTAGTAAATTATGAACAGACAATTAATTGTGCAATTTGGAGAAAAATTTGCCCCGTAGTAAATGATTGGAATGAACTTTGGCGCGAATGGTATGATCTTGGTGTAAATAGAGATCAAATTTCTAGTTCTATCGCTGAGTTTTTAGTTGCAAAAAAATATAAATCTCCATTGAATTATATTATTAATAAAGTAGATCCCCAAATAAGTTTTAAAATTAGTAGTACTAGACAAAAAGAATATAAAGATGCTTATCAAATAAATCCAGTTCCTTTAATGAAACAAAGGATAGAATTATTAGATAAACTTAGAGAAATATTTAATGAGCCCGTTGATACATTTACTGTCAATAGAATGTATGCTTGTGTAAGGTACACGCCTTTCGAACTTAATGATTATATTGATAAAAAAGATATGGTCATTTATACCTGCATTACAAATGGGTATGATGAATTTGTACCAATTAATTATTATGATCCAGAAGTAAGATATGTTTGTTTTCATGACGGAACTATCAATACTACTGTTGGACCTTGGGAATATATTGATATTAGAGACTATCATCAAGAGGAATGTCCTCGTAGACTTTCATTTTTTCCAAAAGCAAATCCACATATTTGGTTTCCAAATGGAACAAATACCATTTGGATTGATGGGTGTTATCAACATACCAGAGAATTCATTAATAGAAGTAGAGGGTGCTTTCCTTTTACAATGTTAAGACATGCATCTAGATTTTCATATTTTGATGAAATGTTGGAAGGATTTACTTGTGCATTTTTTTCATATGAAGATGCAATTCATCTTACTAAAGAATTGAAGAGAGTGGGGTATAACTTTAGAACATATGGTAGTCCACTTGGAACTATTGTATGGAGAACAATGAGCGATGAGATGACAGAATTTAATAAACTTTGGTATGAATGGTCTCTTATTGGTTGTAATAGAGATCAAATTGCATTTGATGCAGCATTGAGGTTTTCTACTGTAAATTTACCATCAGTATATGAAAATAGAGAACATTCTGGAGTTCCTTTGGGATATTTTAATAAGCGAGGTAGACGAGGAATGCATCCGCAGAGGGGGGATATGAAGCAACATTTAAGAAAAGAAGAATTTTTAAACGACTTGGAAAAGTTAACTGGATTAAACCCTAAATTATATACAGGGTATCCAAACCACGAATTTTATATGAAAGTCTACGGAGTTATCTGATGATTATCTACACAAGCATTACTAATAATTATTGTGAGTTGCCTGAGATTGAAGATCTTGGACATGAATATATTTGTTTTCATGATGGCACAGTTAAACCAAAGTCGCCATGGCAATTGAGAAATATTAAATATGAGCATGAGGATCCTGTTGTTCTTTCTAGGCATCCTAAAATTCTATTTCACGAATACTTTGATGAACCTTGTGTTTATGTAGATGCTTCTAGGTTACATCAAATAAACAATAAAGAATTTTTTGATATCTCTGAACAGATTTTAAATTCAAGAGATTTAATCTTAATGAGACATCCAGAAAATCATAATTATTTTGAAGAATGTCTTGAGTATTATTTAAGATCATGGACCACAGAAACTAATTTAGTAAATATAACAAAACATCTTAATGATCGTAACTATAATTTTTCTGAACACGAAACTTTTTTAGGGACAATACTGTGGAGAACTCCTACCGATGATGTAGTAGAATGGTGTGAACTTTGGTGGGAACTATATCAAAAATCAAATCCAAGGGATCAATTGCCTGGATCAGCAGCTCTTAAACTATCTGGCATTGAGTATCAACTAGAGTATACGTATCCAATAATTTCTCAATTTGTTTTATATAAAGATTTCTGGAAAGATATTAATGGTAACTCTGGAAATTATTCTGTTAAAAAAAGATCAAAATCTTCCTGGCAAGATGTAGTAACAAAGATTACTGATATTGTAAAAGTTGATTATAAAGATTGTATCGATCCATTCAATTTAAGGTATTTAAAATCCATAGGATTTAGAGAACAGTTGCAAGAAATTGAAAATACTTTCAATATAAAAGACCATAAAAACGTACTAGAAAATTCTGAAGAAAATCTACATCGCTTGGGGATGTTAGATCAGCGTGGCGGTTATGATTTTACGGTGTATACTTGCATAACAAATAATTATGATAATATTCCTAATGAAAATTATTATGATCCTAAAGTTAGATATGTTTGTTTTCATGATGGGACAATAGATACTAGTAAAGGACCTTGGGAATATATTGATGTTAGAGATTATTCTGACTTAACTTGTCCAAGAAGATTATCTGCATTTCCTAAAATTAACCCACATCGAATTTTTGAAAGTGGAACTCATTGCGTTTGGATTGATGCCTGTTATATTCAAACCGAAGAATTTATTGAAACTTCAAGAAAAATGTTCCCAACTACAGTCACTACTATGGAACATTGTTATGACTTTAGTTATTATGATGAAATGCTTGAAGGATTTCTATGCTCATTCTTTTCTTATGATGAAGGTATAGAACTAACAAAAAAACTTTACGAAGCTGGATATAATTTTAAAGAATATTGTAGCCCTTGTTGTACTATTATTTGGAGAACCGTGTGGGATGAAGATGATGCTCCAGAGTTTAATAAATTTTGTGATCTTTGGTGGGAATGGTCTTTAGTGGGATCAAATCGAGATCAAGTATCATTTGACGCTGCTCGACAGTTTTCTGGAATACAAATTAATAAAGTGTATAATAAACCACCATCAACTATTGTTGCTGGTATCAATTTAAAATTTGATTTAAAAAATAAAAATAGAAAAGGAAAGCATCCTAGAGGAGGTAATTTGGACCAATGGCGTCGCAGGGAAGAGTTTGTTCAAGAAATGAATTCTTATGCTGCTATGTCACCAAGAATTTATGCTAAACATGAACACATAACAATGATGGATTGGAATGGAATATTTGATGCCCCAGGAAAGAGATCTGAATATACTTTAAAATCTAGAACAATTAAGAACTTTATGAGACAGTGTAAATTATGGGATGAAAATAATCCTATCAGGGATAAACAAATATCTTTTAATGATTGTATTTGGCACCGTGATGTGATTGAAGCCGCAGAAATGCAAGAAAGAATTGATGAGGTAAAAAAAAAATATCGCAAAACAATTTCTAGATATGACTATATGCTAGTAGTAAGAAAAGATTTTTTGAAAACTCTTAAATCTTCTCAATATTGATGATGAGTATTTATACGCATTGACTGTCAGGGAATTCTGATGTATGATAAATAAATGTTAAGAGATGGAAACATTTCTTAACATTCCTAATCTACAATACTCGGAGTTTTATATGACTGCAACCATCGCTCAACAGCGTGGAAGCAATACTTGGGAACAATTCTGCGAGTGGGTAACATCAACCAACAATCGTCTTTATGTTGGTTGGTTTGGAACGCTAATGATTCCTACCCTTCTTGCTGCGACTATCTGTTTCATTGTTGCTTTCATCGCTGCTCCTCCTGTCGATATCGACGGCATTCGTGAACCTGTTGCTGGTTCACTAATGTATGGCAACAACATCATTTCTGGTGCTGTTGTTCCTTCAAGCAACGCAATCGGACTTCACTTCTATCCTATTTGGGAAGCAGATTCGCTTGACGAATGGCTTTATAATGGTGGTCCTTTTCAGCTGATTGTTTTTCACTTTCTTATTGGCATCTATTGCTATATGGGTCGTGAGTGGGAACTTTCTTACCGTCTAGGTATGCGTCCTTGGATTTGTGTTGCATATAGTGCTCCTGTCGCTGCTGCATCTGCAGTATTCTTGGTCTATCCTTTTGGTCAAGGATCTTTCTCTGATGCAATGCCATTGGGTATCAGCGGAACCTTCAACTACATGCTTGTGTTCCAGGCAGAGCATAACATTCTTATGCATCCTTTCCACATGCTTGGTGTTGCTGGTGTATTCGGGGGTTCTCTGTTCAGTGCTATGCATGGATCTTTGGTCACAAGTTCCCTCGTTCGTGAAACTACTGAAACTGAATCGCAAAACTATGGATATAAGTTCGGTCAAGAAGAAGAGACTTACAACATTGTTGCTGCTCATGGATATTTCGGTCGTTTGATCTTCCAGTATGCGTCCTTCAACAATTCTCGCTCTCTACATTTCTTTTTGGCTGCTTGGCCTGTCGTTGGTATTTGGTTCACTGCTCTTGGAGTTAGCACGATGGCATTCAACCTGAACGGTTTCAACTTCAATCAGTCTATCCAAGATAGTCAAGGTCATGTTATCAACACTTGGGCTGACATTCTAAATCGTGCTGGTTTGGGTATGGAAGTTATGCATGAACGTAATGCACACAACTTTCCACTAGATCTTGCTACTGCTGAGACAACTCAAGTTGCCTTGACTGCTCCAAGTATTGGTTGACAAGTTCATTACAATCTGATAAACTGGGGGTTCGATAAGAACCCTTTTTTTATGTACGATTACTGGGTAGTCACAGACACCAGAACTGGTCGAGTTATCGCACACTGTGGTGAACAAACTGATGCTATAATGTTGGTTGGATTTGATAAGGATAAAAGATCTTATCGAAAACAACGGTTTATTATGGATCAAGTTATTACAGTTACATCAACAACTGATAAACAACTTCCAGGGCAAATTGGATTGCCATCAGGAACTTATAAGTTGGAGGAGAAAATAATATATAAAATTGAGGAAGGAACCTCAATCCCAGTTACTATCGACTAAAATGAAAGCCGTAGTATATTCAAAACCAGATTGTCCATATTGTGAAAAAATAAAAGTGGTTTTAAGTCATTGTGCCATTGAGTACACTGAATACATATATGATAGAGATTTTGATCGTAACCAATTTTATGCAGAATTTGGCGAAGAGTCAACTTTTCCACAAGTTGTATTAGACGACAAGCACGTTGGCGGATGCACAGACACAATCAAATACTTAAAGGAACAAAATCTAATCTAGATTTCTCAATAAATAAAGGTGTAGAACTTCTACTGAGAAGGAGGAAAACGACTACTAAAATCATAAGATTTGGAAAGTGGTTTCTTCCTTTTACAAATAAGGAATTTACCATTTGCTTAGAAATAAGAGAACGGTAATCCCAGGAGAACAAAGATGTTAGCAGCTGTTATTTGTTTAGCAACTTTATGTTGCCTGTTGACATTAGGATTAGGAGTTGTTGTTGGATATTTGGTTAGACAATATTTACAAGATGTCACACCACAATATTCTCATCCTGAAATGTTTGACGCTAATGGTAATCCGCTTCCAGACGAAATTATTGCTTTCAGATTTGAAGGTAACGCAGAACACTTAGATGAATTTGACGATTAACTATGACAAAACTACCAAATAATCCCTTGGTTTCTGAAGTCTTAAAAGCTGCTCACGGTGGTAAGACTGTAGAACGTAAGGTTGAAATTCTTCAAGAACACAGAGGAGATCATATTAAAGCACTTCTTATCTGGAATTTTGATAAGGGTATTGAAAGTGCTCTTCCACCAGGAGAAGTTCCATATAAAAAAAATGAAGCGCCTGCTGGAACTGCAGGACATACAAGGCTTGTTCATGAATGGAGAATGCTTTATAATTTTGTGAAAGGTGGTAACGATAAAATTTCACAAATGAAGCGTGAACAAATGTTTGTTCAGCTTCTTGAAGCACTTCATGCAGATGAAGCTGAAATTGTTTCTTTGGTCAAGGATAAAGATTTGCAATCAAAATATCGCATCACTAGAAGTGTTGTAGAACAAGCATATCCTGAAATTGTTTGGCGAGATAAGTAACAGATTATACAAAATTGCTTGACTAGATACTGTATAGACGTTATAATGCGTCTACGTTCATCCCCTTTGGGACGCAAGTAAGTCGCGGAACGGATCGTTCATTCGCTATTCGCAAATAGCGAACGCAAACGACTGAAGGAACGGACTTAAAAATCCATTCATTCAGGAGAAACACATGACTACTGCAACATATCGTGGCGTAAAATATGAAGTTGAAGAACGCAAATTAAATGTTCTTCAACTGTTAAAGGATCAAATTGAAAAGGCAGAACGCTTGAAGCAAGCACAATTGCAACTAAAAGGATAATATGTTCTTGGGGGAATTGACTTCCCCCTTTTTTGTTGGTATAATTAGTACAGGAGGTAATATCTAATGCGCTATAAAGATACCATCAGGTTGGTAAAAAAAGCATTGCAACAACCCTGGAACTATTCCGAAGCAGAACTTCAATATATGAAAGTAGCATTGGATAAAGCTATTCTAGGTTTGGCAAGAAAAAAATTTGAAAAGAAAAAGAAACAAGGATTTGGATACGATGACAGTACGACTGATTAGTGTGACACCAGATGCAGAAAAGACTATGGCATATGTTGCCAGAGTTTCTAACCCTGCAAATCAAGATAATGAAAGTTATGCAGGACTTTTACGATATTGTATCAAACATAATCATTGGTCTGTGTTTGAGCAAGCCTTTATGACACTTGAGATTGAAACAAATCGTGGCATTGCTGCACAGATTTTGCGTCATAGATCATTTACATATCAGGAATTCTCGCAGCGATATGCTGATACTAATCTTTTAGCAACTGAAATTCCAATCCCAGAACTTCGTCGTCAGGATACCAAGAACCGTCAGAATTCTATTGACGATTTGGAGGAAGACAAAGTTTTTGTGATGAATAAAATGATCCAGGATTTATTCAAAGATGCACAAGATGTTTATAATTTTCTTCTAAGTCAGGGCGTTGCTAAAGAATGCGCTCGCTTTGTTCTTCCTCTTGCAACTCCTACGCGTATTTATATGACTGGTAGTGTCAGATCTTGGATCCATTATATCAATCTACGTTCTGCAAACGGAACACAGAAAGAGCATATGGACATTGCAAATGAATGTAGGAAAGTATTTGTAGAGCAGTTTCCTGTTGTCTCTGAAGCACTTGAGTGGTAATGAAAGTATTAGGAATAAACTTAGCAAAGAATGGATCAATTGCAATCGTCAATGATGGTAAGTTAGAATTCTATCTTGAAGAGGAAAGGGTTACTAGAAAGAAGCGTGATGTTGGTGCTTATGCATTATGCGAAAAGTATGTAGACGATACTATTGGCATTGCGGTTTATTCTGATTGCTTTACACGATATTCATTCAAGGGACACCTTGAAAAACTTACTGCCAGAAAGAAACTAACAGAACTTTTACATTCGCGAGGAGTAAAAGAAGTTTTAGATTTTTCTGATAAACATCATGAGTGTCATGCAGCATCTGCTTTTTATGGATCTGGATTTGATGACGCTGTATGTTTGGTGATGGATGGTAAAGGATCTGTTGTAAGAAAAGATGGTACTTTGTTCTGTGAAATCGAAAGCATTTATGATGTTGTAAACGGAGAATTTATTCCATTATTCAAACACTATTCTTGTTTTTATAATCGTTCTTTATGTGAGAAAGTTGGTGAACCTTTTTGGGATGGAATAAATTTATTCAGTAATAGAGTTAGTATAGGACAAGCATTTAGATGTGTTTCTGCATACTGCGGATTTGATGAAATCGAAGCAGGCAAAACCATGGGATTGTCTGCTTATGGATCTGGTCTAGTCAATCTTTTCAATGAAGAATATGGTCACAGTCTTTGCAGTAAAGACATCTATCCAAGGGATGATGTTGGGTGGACAAAGTATTATGGTGAAGAAACTACAAAGGAAAACTTAGCGTATAATCTACAGAAATCTGCAGAAACCCATGCACTATACATAGTCAAGAAAGCGGTTGAACTTTCTGGTAAAAGAAATGTAGTTGTATCTGGCGGGTTCTTTTTGAATTGCGTTTCCAACTATAATATACTAAAATCCTTAGACATCAATCTATATGTTGATCCATTATCATACGATGGTGGACATGCATTTGGGTCTGCCATGCTCGTTTCAGATAAAAAGTGTGCTATGAAAACATTATACTTGGGTCCTACTTACGATCTTTCTCATATTGAAGGTTTATCTGTAACCTATGAACAAGTTGCTTCTCTTATCTCCAATAAAAATATTGTTGCAATGTTTCAAGGAAGATCTGAAGCAGGACCAAGAGCATTAGGAAATCGATCTATTCTCTATGATCCTAGAGATCCTAATGGAAAGGATCATGTAAATACAATCAAAAAGCGTGAAGCATTTAGACCTTTTGCAGGAACAATTCTAAAGGAACATGTTCACGAATGGTTTGATATGGCTGGATTGGAAGAAAGTCCTTTTATGATGTATGCAGTAGATGCATTGGAGCATACTTATAACAAAATTCCTGCAGTACTTCATGTAGATAATACATGCAGAGTTCAAACAGTAACACAAGAACAGAATGAGCATTATTATAAATTGATTGATGCCTTCTATAAATTAACTGGTGTTCCAATTTTATTCAATACATCATTCAATCTTGCGGGAGAACCATTGGTAGAAACCCCAGAAGATGCTTTAAAAACATTTCATAATAGTGATATTAACTACTTGTATTTTCCTGAAGTTGGTAAGTTAGTGGCAAAATGAACGTACTGGGAATAAATGTTTCAAATAATGGATCGATCTGTCTTCTCAAAGATGGGCAGATTGATTTATATTTGGAAGCAGAACGGATCACAAGAAAGAAACTAGATTATGTTGTCAAAGATCTAATAGATTATGTCAGCAATATTGATATTATTGCAGTTGTTGATGCCCATTGGGTTCTTCCCGAGAAAAACATGATTACTGCAAGGGACATTGCAAAATTTAAGCGAACATTTCCAAACGCTAAGTTCATTGATTATAGAAAATCACATCATCTCACACACGCTGCTGGCGGATTTTATAATTCTGGATTTGATGAAGCAGCATGTATTGTTGTTGATAGTAACGGATCTAGTCATTTAGATACGGTAGAAATTGAAACTATTATCCATGCAAAAACTGGAAACAGATTTCAGTGGAAGACTGTCCATAAAAAATATTGGAAAATTGAAGAAAATGGCATTGGTAAATTGTTTGAATACGTATCAAAGTTCTGTGGGTTTGGACCAGATGATGCTGGTAAAGTCATGGGATTATCTGCGTATGGATCCAATAAAATTGATTTGAATAATCTTGCACGCAAATCCAAGGAAGATGCAGCATATACAATCCAAACGCTTTGGGAAGAAAGAGCAATTGAACTAGTTAATATTGCTCTGAAGAAAACAAAATGTAAGAATATTGTTTTGTCTGGTGGATGCTTCTTAAACTGTGTGGTTAATTATAAACTTCGCAAACAGTTACCAAATGATGTTAGAATATATGCTGAACCAACTGCACACGATGGTGGAACTGCTATAGGAGCTGCTTATCTTGCTTACTACAATCCCAAAATTAAAAATTCTTGATATCAGTGCAACTGTTGGATGCAATCTAAGTTGTAAGGGGTGTAATCATTTCAGTAACTATTTTGCCCCAGGAAGTAAACTTGATACGGATAAACTTATCCAGGATATCCACACGATCCTGCCCAGAATTGACGTAGAACGTGTCTCAGTTATTGGCGGAGAACCTTTACTCAATCCACGCTGTAGAGACATCCTGCACGCTTGTCTAGAGCATAATGAAACGGTTTATCTGTACACCAATGGTATCCTCTTGAACGAAGAAAATAGACGATGGATAGAGGAGGATCTAGAAACCTATCCTAGTATGTTTTTACGAGTTAGTGTTCATATTCCAGAAGTAATTGATAACATTAAGAAGGTAAAAAGTTCCAAGGTTCTTGTCACGGAACATCACGATGGTAAAGATCGTTGGTTTAATTCAATTAAACAATCTAATCGAAAGGTTTATCCATATGGGCATAACAACATCAAGCAAAGTTTTGAAATGTGCTCATGCCCAAATCCTCAATTATACAATGGTAAATTGTGGAAGTGTCCTAATGCAGCGTTTCTAAAAGAACTTTTGTATGTTACGGACCAATTGGAAGATGACTGTTGGAAACCTTTTATTAGTGATGGATTGCAGGTTGACTGTAATGATGAAGATCTGGTAAAATTCTGTGATAACTCTACCAAACCAGAACAGATTTGTAACATGTGTACTGCTAAGCCATTAAAGTTTAGTGCAGCATTACAGATCAATAGTAGTAAAAAAGTTATCACCACCCAATAAATATTTACGAATTGAAATAACTATGCCCGTATATCCTGTAAAACATTTAGAAACTGGGGAAACACAGGAACTTGTTATGTCTATCGCTGATTATGATCAGTGGAGAAAAGACAATCCCGAATGGGATAAAGATTGGTCTGCTGGAATTGCATCAGCGGTAGGTGCTACTGGTGATGTTTACAGTAGAACTGATGGAGGATGGAATGAAGTCCTTCACAAAGTTAGTAAAGTTCCAGGTTCAAAAGTAAAGCCTCAGAAAACAACGCATTTCTAATATGCCATCAAGGAAAAAAAGAACTTCTTCTCAAGTCGGAGCTGGACTATCAGCAAAACAAATGCAAAGAAAAAAACCTTTCAATGTCGATATGATGGTCGAGATTGAACCATTAACAGAAAACCAAACAAAAGTTTTTAATGCATATAAAGAAGATAAAAATCTTTTTGTTTATGGTGCAGCAGGTACAGGTAAAACTTTTATTACCATGTATCTTGCATTGAAAGAAGTACTTAATCCTTTGACACCATATAATAGAGTTGTAGTTGTTAGATCATTAGTTGCGACAAGAGAAATTGGGTTCCTTCCAGGAGATCATGAAGATAAATCTTCGCTTTATCAAATTCCTTATAAGAATATGGTAAAGTATATGTTTGAACTTCCTACAGACAATGACTTTGAAATGCTGTGGGGAAATCTAAAGACGCAAGAAAGTGTAAAGTTCTGGTCCACAAGCTTCATTCGTGGCACTACACTAGATGATTGTATTGTTATTGTAGATGAATGCCAGAACTTGAATTTTCACGAATTAGATAGTATAATTACTAGAGTTGGTGAAAATTGTAAGATCCATTTCTGTGGTGATGCATCGCAGTCTGACCTTATCAAAACCAATGAACGAAATGGT